ACAGCATCACAGCACAGTGGTTAAATACCGGTGGACCCAGTGCCAATCAACTACAGTTGGCAGCTTTAAACGGTAATGTTTCTATACTTTACACCTACACATTCCAAGATGGCACAGGTGGCTCGACTACGGGTGGAAGTTCATCTACAACATTGGCTAACTTGTCATTTGGCTGGACCAGTATTGGCAACCCCAGTGGAGTAGCAGGTGATATGTATAATGTATTAGTGTCATTGCCTGGCACCAATGCCTATAGGATTACAGCCATGACAGGACCAGGTTATAGCGATAATGTTCTTACTGTAGAAAGATTGGTATAAAATGTTAATCATCGGTGGCGTTTAAATATCATGATCATCCAAGGCGTAACACTCACAGGCACTTATGTAGTCGATCTTCCTGGTATCGTAACTACCAATCTTTCAATGTTTTTAGATGCAGGCAATTCTTCTAGCTATCCAGGGTCAGGAACCGATTGGACTGATTTAAGTGGTAATAGCCGCAATGGAACATTAACGGGTGGTCCAACTTATACTAGTGCAGATGGTGGGTCTATTGTGTTTGACGGCACTAATGATTTCGTTCAATGTTCGGGATCTATCACAGCCACAGCAGCGACATTCGTAACTTGGATAAGACGAAACGGAACCCAGTCCGATTATGACGGTATCATATATTCTAGAGGTGCAACGGCCACTGGAATACAGTTCTTTGGTACAACTAATAGAATTGCATATACCTGGAACAATGCTGTTAATACCTATACTTGGAATAGTGGATTAACCTTGCCAGATTTAACATGGTGTATGATCGCAGTTTCTGTTACCAGCAGCTCAGCAACGGCATATCTGTGTCAATCCAGTGGAATCACCTCTGCCACCAATACTGTGTCTCATACCAGCACTACCCTGAACGATATAAAAATTGGTCAAGATGATCTTGGTGGTAGATTTTTTACTGGAAACATAGCCACAGCAATGATCTACGATCGTGCCTTGTCGGCTGCTGAGATCACGCAAAACTTTAATGCACAGCGCGGTAGGTTTGGCTTATAAAGGTTGACCTAATGTAAGATTTAGTATATAATAACTATATGCTGAATATTATCTCTGATTTTATTAAAAGTATCTTACCTGCTAAACGCAAAACAACTCCTAGCGGTTGGATCTCGTTTAATGCTCCGTGTTGCATACACAATGGTGACTCGGCAGATACTAGAGGTCGTGGTGGCTTAACTGCTAACGCAGATGGTAGTGTAAGCTACCACTGTTTTAATTGTAACTTCAAAGCATCTTATCAACCAGGTCGTCACTTAACATTTAAGTTTCGTAAACTATTATCATGGATGGGTGCAGGTGATAGTGATGTTAAACGCTTAGTAATCGAAGCTATTCGTATCAAAGACCTAGTAGCACCAGAACAGGTAAAAGAACCTGAAGAAAAGATTGAATTTAAAGTTCGTGAGTTACCCAAAGATGCTTTAAGTTTCCAACAGCTACTTACACATCACATATTAGATGACTTTAATAATGTTCCTACACTGCTAAATTCAGCAGTTGACTACATCAAGGCTCGTAAGATTGATCATACCAAGTATGAATTTTACTGGACTGACAGTGTGGAACATAAGTTAGATCGTCGTGTGATCATTCCTATGATTTGGGAAGGCCGAACTATTGGCTACACAGCTAGAACATTTGTAGATGAGGTTAAGCCAAAGTACTACAGTCACTATGAACCTAATTTTGTGTTCAACACCAACAATCAACAGCGTGATTGGAAGTTTGTTATTGTCTGCGAAGGCCCATTTGATGCTATGGCTATAGATGGTGTAGCAGTATTGGGCAATGAAGTTGCAGAACAACAAGCAGATATAATTGATGCATTAGGACGAGAAGTTATAGTAGTCGCTGATGCAGATAAAAGCGGTGTTAAACTTGTTGATGCGGCTGTTAAGTACGGTTGGAGTGTTAGCTTTCCAGTTTGGCAAGAAGACCCTGACTGTAAAGATATCAGTGACGCAGTAGTTAAGTATGGCAAACTGTTTGTACTTAAAACTATTATTGATGCTAAAGAATCAAGCAAGTTAAAAATTGAATTACTACGTAAGAGATTGTATAATTAATATTATGCAGAATAATCAAATTTGGAATGATTAAACAATGAGTGTAAGAAAAACAGCATTAGTACTTGGTGGCGGAGGATTTATAGGGTCTCATTTAGTAATTAAATTAAAAGATGAGGGATTCTGGGTAAGGGCTGTTGATTTAAAATATCCTGATTTTTTTAAAACAGTTGCAGATGAATTTATAATTGGTGATCTCAGAGATATTAACGTGGTTAATACTGTACTAGATCAAAAATTTGACGAGATTTATCAACTTGCAGCAGATATGGGCGGAGCAGGGTTTGTATTCACCGGTGATAATGATGCCGATATTATGCATAATTCTGCATTAATAAATTTACATGTATTAGAAGCATGTGTCAAAACAAATTCAAAAAGAATCTTTTATTCATCCTCGGCTTGTATGTACCCGTTACATAACCAAATGGATTTTAATAATCCAAACTGTGAAGAAAGCAGTGCTTATCCAGCTAATCCAGATTCGGAATACGGGTGGGAAAAATTATTTTCAGAAAGATTGTATCTGGCATTTGCTAAAAATTATGGAATTGAGTCACGTATAGCCAGATATCATAATGTATTTGGACCGTGTGGCACATATCAAGGTGGTAGAGAAAAAGCACCTGCGGCACTGTGTAGAAAAGTAGCAATGGCTAATAACAATGAATCAATCGATGTTTGGGGGTCGGGGGAACAAACTAGATCATTTCTGATCATTGACGAATGCATCGAAGGTACGATACGATTAATGAGATCTAACTGCACTGATCCAATTAATATAGGATCTGACGAATCGATTTCAATTAATCAATTAACAAAAATGATTATCAATATTTCAAAAAAAGACCTAAGTATTAACAATATTAGCGGCCCTGTTGGAGTTAACGGCAGAAATTCTGACAATACACTAATATACAAAACTTTAAACTGGAAACCAACACAACCGTTAATTACTGGTATGCAGTCTACATACGATTGGATCAATTCACAACTATCAATGATAGAAACAACTAAATTAACGATAGAGTAAAAATAATGAAATCTCAACCAGATTATATACAAACTTATTTAGATAATTTAAAAGTTTCTTATTTTATCATTGACACTGAAATTTTAAAATTTATCAGTGATAATAAATTGCACGAAAATTGGAACTTATTAGTTAACCAATTCTTTGACAATTTCTTTAAAGTAGATTTTAATCAAACCTTTAATCAACCATTGGTAATATATTATAGAGAAGTTATTACTGAAGAAATATTAGAATTAATACACAACTATATTAGAAACCAATGCGGCAATATTGAAAATGTTGTATTCATAACGGCACAAGGGGTTGGCATTAGTCGATATTATAAAAGTTTTTGCCAACTGCATGTTACACGAGGATTTAATATTATTGAAGTTCCCTGGATGAATTTTTATGAATCATTCGTATCTTCTGAAACTGAATTACAGTTATGCCGATTACCACAAAAAGAAAACATACAAAGTTTATTTTCATATTATGGCGGAACCTATGAAGTAAATCCTCCAGAACGAACTATTATGACACTATTTGCCAGTAGATATGCTGAGATAGCACATGTTGAATCAATGTCACCTGCGGCGCCATGGGGGGCAGTGAATGATTATTTAGAATACCTGACTTATTTCAGCGCAGTTGATTTGATTGACGAATATAAATCAGATTATAAAATAATAGTAAATAACAAGTCGTATGTAATACCACAATTAATTAAGACGCAATCACAGATTTTTGGTGAAGTATTTAATAGACAAGGACCACAGTGGGAAATAGACAGTAAAAGTTTTTTCTCTTTGATTCGAGAAACTAGTTGCACACAAAACTTTTACAATTTAAGTGAAAAAACTATGCGGTGTTTCTTTCACGGAGTGGCATTGCTACCTACACATGGTGCTTATATCATTGATGATCTACGAGATATGGGATTCATTATTAATGACAATTTTGTAGACTACAGCTATTTAAAGGAAGAAAACTTGTTTTATAGACTGCACGCATTAGGTACTCAACTTAATTCTATAAAACAAAATTTAAATTTTGATGATTTATACGAGCAGTGGGTAGACAACTATGACCAATTCTTGTATAATTGTAACTATCTATTAAAAGATTATAAGACACAGACAATATTGCCCAGACTGGATAACTATTTTAAATAAAAATTATGAGCAAAGAATATTCAACAGACCTACAACAGTTATTTTTAGAAATGATGTTACAAGATCCGCAGAGTTACGTGCGGGTACAAAACATCTATAATCCCGAAAACTTTGATAGAAGTTTACGTGAAGCCGCTAAATTTATTAAACAGCACAGTGACGAATATAGAACACTGCCTACCATTGATCAAGTACAGGCAGTGACTACCGTTGTGCTTAAAAATGTACCTAATTTAACCGAAGATCACTACAATTGGTTTATGACAGAGTTTGAGGGCTTTACTAAACGTAATGAACTTGAACGTGCAATTCTTGCGGCAGCTGATATGTTGGAAAAGGGCGAGTATGATCCAGTTGAAAAACTAATCAAAGATGCTGTACAAATTAGTCTAACCAAAGACATGGGTACAGAATACTTTGAAGACCCTAGAGCACGTATTGACAAATACTTTAACAGTGGCGGACAGGTAAGTACTGGTTGGCCACAAATGGATAAGATCTTGTACGGTGGCTTTAGTCGAGGTGAACTTAACATCTTTGCAGGTGGATCCGGCTCGGGTAAATCCTTGGTTATGATGAACATTGCACTTAGCTGGCTACAAGCTGGACTTAGTGGTGTGTATGTAACATTAGAGTTGAGTGAAGAACTATGTTCGTTGCGTACAGATGCTATGCTTACTGGTATGAGTACAAAAGACATTAGAAAAGATATTGAAACAACTGAACTTAAAGTTAAGATGGTGGGTAAAAAGTCTGGACAATATCGTGTTAAAGGATTTCCAGCACAGAGTAATGTAAACGACATACGCAGTTATTTAAAAGAAGTGCAGATACAAACAGGTATTAAAGTTGACTTTGTTATGGTAGATTACTTGGATTTAGTAATGCCTGTATCGATTAAAGTTAATCCAAATGACCAGTTTATCAAAGACAAGTATGTAGCAGAAGAACTGCGTAACTTAGCCAAAGAACTTAATGTATTATTAGTAACTGCATCGCAACTTAATCGTAGTGCTGTAGAAGAAATTGAATTTGACCATAGTCATATCGCTGGCGGTATCAGTAAAATTAATACAGCAGATAACGTGTTTGGTATCTTTACGTCACGTGCTATGAAAGAACGTGGTCGTTATCAGTTACAATGTATGAAGTCGCGTAGTAGTACTGGTGTAGGACACAAAGTAGATTTAACTTACAATATTGAAACTATGCGCATTACAGATGAAGGCGAAGAAACTGCTGGGGATGGTAATGGTGCTAGTCGCAATATTAATAATGTGCTAAACAATATTAAATCTAGTAGTACAGTCAATAGAGAAACTAGTGAAATAAATTCGCCAAAAATTAACGCCACAGTTGACAGTAGCAAACTTAAAAGTATGCTTGCTGGACTTAAGACTTCAGAATGATATTATTTAATGTGGGGGATAGCCACACGTATCCTGATAGTAGATGGTGTCAGCCAGTGGAAGAGCATTACTGGTATCGAATAGCCAAGGACATCTTTAATTGTACAGAGATTATTAATCATAGCAAACCCGGAAGAAGTAATGACGCTATGTTAAAAGCAGTAATGCAACACTGTTTAGAAAATCCTATTACACCAACTGTATATTTTATCAATATTACTAATATATTTCGCATGGATATCAATGATCACAGTAACACTCTGCATGATATACTGACTCCATCAGCAATAGCACAAATTGATTTTGAAACAATTGAGTGTACATTATATTCCCATCTAATCGGTACTATTGAATTTTTAAAATATCAAAAAAAACCTTTTTTAATATTTAATAATGGGAAGAATTTTAGTTTAGAACCGCTACCAAAGCGAGATGCATTTGTAAACTATGTAAAAAATGAACCTGCTTTTTTGAATTGGTTTACTGATTCTAAAGTTGATTATCATTCGGCTATTACTAAAATCAAACCAGTTGATTATGATTTATACGGATGGAACGGGCACGATGGGATTGAAGGACATAGTGCAATGTATGATAGATTGATAAATTTCATTCCAGATAAATACTTTAAATTGGAGTAAGATCTTGCAAAAGCGCACACGTAGTATCCTTACTGAACTCGATGAGTTATTACAGCACAAGGATAAAGCAAATCTGATTGAAAGCAGAGCTAATAACATCATTAATGGTGCTATTAATCTCATTAATCACATCCGTGAAAACTATGATGTCGAGCAAGCCGGCGAACTAGAGCGACGTCTACTTAATGCAATTAAAGGACAAGACCCAGCAAAATTTAGCCGCGGTATCAGGAAATTAAAAGATGAAGATTAACGAAATATTAGCTGAAGCAGGAAAAACATATAACTCGGGGGCAAAGTCTGCTCTTAGTTCGTTTCTTAAAGGC